ATCTCCTGTGGATCCGCACGGTTCCCACGGCCAACACCTTCACGGTCACCACCGAGAAGGGCAGCCAGATCCTCAAGACCTTTGTGGATGATGGCACGGGCACGCTCACCTTCCGCCGCAAGGACAGCGAGGAGGCCATCTACGAGCTGCTCAAGCAGAAGAAGTCGGTGCAGATCACGAATGCCACCGATATTGACGACCTGACATAAGGAGCACGATATGAATCTCGCCGAAGCAATTGCATCGCTCGACCCGAAGAACGACGAGCACTGGACCGAGTCCGGTGTGCCCAAGCTCGACGTCATCAAGGAGCTCACGGGCCAGTCCTACTCCCGCAAGGAGGTCACCGAGGCGGCCCCCAAGGTCACTCGCGAGGCCCTCCTCCTGGGGCAGGACACGAGTGTCAAGCCGCCCCAGGCGGATGTCGCCGCCAACCCCGAGGTGAAGCTCGCCGCCGAGCCGAAGGCCGACGAGGCCGTCGCCGAGGACGCGCTGAGCAAGGCGAAGGCCGCGCTCGAGTCGATCGAGGCCGAGCGTTACGCCGCCGAGCAGGTCTTCAAGGAGGCCAAGATCGTCCTGGACGACCTGACCGCGAAGCGGGACAAGCTGTCTCAGGAGGTCGACTCTCTCACCCCGAAGCCGAACACGATGTCGGATATCCAGTTCTGGCTCAAGCGCCAGCACGAGATCCGCCTCGCCCGTGGTCCCAAGCAGGGTCCGTCCGACCTCGACAAGGGTCTGCGTCTTCGCGCGCGCCCGGCTCGGGGTCTGCTCTAAGAGGAGGCAGGCATGCCCTTCACCGTAGAGGATGGCACTGGCGTCACCAACGCCAATGCCTATGTCTCAATCGTCGACAGCGAGGCCTACTGGGCTGATCGTGGAGACACGGTGTGGGCAGGTCTGACCGACGCTGTGCAGCAGGCCGCGATCATCAAGGCGACCGACTACATCGACGCTCGCTTCGGCCCCAGGTTCCGTGGAACCAAGCTGATCACGACCCAGGGGCTGATGTTCCCTCGAGCCGACATCTACGACGAGGACGGCAACGAGATCGAGTACGACAACGGCCTCCCGGTCCCGTTCATCAACGCGGTCTGCGAGTACGCCTACCGGGCGCGCTCGGCTGATCTCTGGAACGAGCCCGAGCTGAACCGCAAGGGACGGCTCGTCGTTGAGCGCAGCAAGGTCGGCCCGATCGAGGAGGACATCCGCTACGTCTTCAACCGCGACGTGAGCCAGATCAAGCCCGTCCCTGGGGCAGACCGTCTCATCCTCAAGTATTGCATCCCCTCCGGCCTCGTGTTCAGGTGACCTGATGGCAGTCAACTACACGCGACTGCAGGCACTGGCGAAACGGCTGATCGAGGAGAATGGTCGGCAAGTGACGCTGAACAAGCTCGCCCCGGTCACTCCGGCGGACACCAACAAGCCCTGGCGCTCGAAGGCGGCCCCGCGCGACAGTCTCCCGACCGAGCAGACTGTCAATGTCATCGCGGTCTTCCTCGACACGATCTCGAGCCGCTATCTTGGCATCACCATCCAGGCGGATGGAACCGAGGACGCCGAGGCCAAGTACGTGATGATTGCCACGACCTCCGCCCCGGACCATGATCTCCGCTCGTTCAACGAGCTCGTGGACGAGACCGAGGTCTACAAGATCACGACCCTGAACGTGCTGCATCCCGGCAGTGATGAGATCTTCGTCGCGTTCAAGGCCCAGAAGAGGAAGCTGTTCGAGTGAGCCTGACCATCGCACAAGCACGGGACGAGATCCTGACGATGCTCAAGACGGCCATCGACGCGTCGTCCTATGATGACATCGAGATCCGCTACCAGGACATCCCGGTCGAGCGCGTGAACTCGGTCGCGGGCGCGGACGAGAATCCGCCGCCCTTCCTGCAGGTCGAGATCATGCACCTCGGTGGAGGCCAGACCTCCCTGGGACCCGTGGCCCGCTGGACCCGGCGCGGTCTGCTTCGCGTCCAGGTCTTCGCCCCGACCGGACTCGGCATGTCAACCCTGGATGAGATCGCTCAGATTGTCTTGGACGCCTATGAGGGACATAGCTCTCCAGGAGGCGTCTGGTTTCGGAACGGTCACATCCGTGAGATGGGGCCAGATGGTATCTGGACCCGAATGGATGTACTGGTCGACTTCACCTACAACGAGCGCAAGTAAGAGGAACTGAAACATGGCCCAGGTGGCAAACATCGACAGCAACAGCTCTGGTCTGTCCTTCGCCGAGGAGGCCAGTCTCAAGACGCTTCCGGGCACGCCGACTTGGCGTCAGCTCGAGCCCAACAGCTATGGCGATTTCGGCGGCACCAACACGCTGATCGCCCGCAACCCCATCAACGCCGGACGCCAGCGCAAGAAGGGCGTGGTCGTCGATCTCGAGTCGATGGCCGAGTTCGAGACCGATCTCACCTACTCGCGTGACGAGCTTCAGGAGCTCTGGTCCGGCGCGGTCTGCGCGGACTTCCACGAGAAGGGTGCCGAGACCGTCACCGCCGTCGACATCGACGCGGGCAACCCGGACGAGTACGAGGTGGCCGCCACCGCTGGCTTCCTGGTCAACTCGCTCATCATCGGCCGCAACTTCACCAACGCCGCGAACAACGCGCTGAACCTGGTGACTGCCGTCACCACGAACGCCTCGGTCGAGGTAGCCACTGGCCAGCTCGTGGCCGAGGCCTCCCCGCCCAGCAACGCTCAGATCCTGGTCGTGGGCCACCAGGGCGCGACTGCCGACATCACCGTAGACGTCTCGGGCACCTTCCCGGCCTACAAGTCCACCTCGCTCGACTTCACCACGCTGAATCTCAATCCCGGCGAGTGGATCTACGTGGGTGGAGACGCCACGGCCAACAAGTTCGCCAACGCCGCCAACAACGGCTTCAAGCGCATCCGGTCGATCGCCACGCAGACGCTCACGGTCGACAAGTCGGACGCCACGATGGTGACCGACGCGGGCACGGGCAAGGACATCCAGATCTTCTTCGGCCGCTTCCTGCGCAACGAGCAGGGCTCGGACATCGTGAAGAAGACCTACCAGATGGAGCGCACGCTCGGCGCGCCGGACGACGCCCAGCCCACGCAGATCCAGTCTGAGTACATCACTGGTGCGATGGTGAACGAGGTCGAAATGACCATCGCCGCCGCCGACAAGGTGCTGGTCAACTGGGCCATGATGGGCCTCGACAACGAGCTGCGTGATGGTGCGACGGGCGTCAAGTCCGGCAACCGTCCGGCGCTCGTCTCCGACGACGCCTTCAACACCAGCTCGGACTTCTCCCGCATCCGGCTCGCCCCTGTGTCGGCGACGGACGAGGCTCCCACGTCTCAGTTCGTCTACGTCATGGAGATGACGCTGAACATCAACAACAACATCACTGCCAACAAGGCGGTGTCTGTCCTGGGCGGCTTCGGTCTCACCCTGGGCACCTTCGAGGTGGGTGCAACGCTGAATGCGTACCTGTCCACCATCGACGCCCTACAGTCGGTCAAGGACAACGACAGCGTCACGCTCGACGTTGCCATGGTCAAGGCCAACAAGGGCATGGTCTTCGACTTCCCGCTCGGCACTCTCGGCGACGGTCGCCCGGACGTCGAGCAGGACCAGTCGGTCATGGTGCCCCTGGAGTTCCAGGCCGCCGAGGCCACGGCAGTCTCGACTGACTACGACTACTCGATGTCTATCACCTTCTTCGACTATCTCCCCTCCGCCGCAGGCTAATCCCTCCGGCTCTGTTGCCCTATCGAGGCCCTGGGTGTATATCCAGGGCCTCATCTACAAGGAGCAACATAGATGGCGTCTTCTCTCTTCAAGCAGTTCAAGACCGATGCAAAGCTCGAGACCGAGGGTGTGACCTTCGAGATCGCGGACAGCCGCATCACGATGGCCCGCGCTGGCGTCGGCAATCCCGCCTATGCCACGTCCATGACGAAGCGGACCCAGGCCGTGCGACGGCAGCTCGCCCGCAACGAGCTCACTCCGGAGCAGGAGGTTGAGATCCTCCGCCAGGTCTACGCCGACTCGATCGTCACCAACTGGGAGGTTCGCGACGGCGAAGGCTGGCGTCAGGGCATCCCGGCCGAGGACGGCAGCGTCCGAGCCTACAACCGCGACAACGTGGTGAAGATCCTGGCCGAGCTGCCCGAGCTCTTCCTCGAGCTCCAGAGCCTCGCTTCGAACTTCCAGAACTACCGCGCCGAGGTCCTGGAGTCTGACGCAAAAAACTGAGGGAACTGCTCGACTTCCATCTGAAGATGGGAGTGGGGCAGGCCCGCAAGTTGCGTGAGATGAACGAGAGGGCGGGGCTGCCGATCCCAGAGGATCTGTACCCGCCCATCCTCCCCCTGGGGCTCGAGTCGCACTTCTCGGCCTTCGTCGACCTCAGCACCACTCGTGTATTCGGACCAACTGGTCCGGCCCAGATCTCCTGGCTGTCAATCGAGGAGTACGCGGACAGGCTTGGCTTTCACGGCGATGTCAGGCAAGACTTGCACTATCACGTGAGATCTCTCGACGAGCACTACCTCGCCGAGGTGGCCAAGGCAGCGAAGCAGAGGAGCAAGAGGGCGAAGCCTGATGCGGATTCGAGTGGACATTCTCAGGGCAGACCTCCGCCGAAGCGTCGATCGCGCGGATAAGGGCATGGTGAAGGCCCTTCGCGCGTGCACGTCTGCGATGCTGCGCGCGGGCGTCAACATGACCCCAGTCGACACTGGTAAGGCCGTCTCCAACTGGCGCGTCGGCGTCGGACAGCCCACTCGCGCCGAGGTCGAGGCCCACTCCCCTGGGACCCAGGGGTCGACCGCCTCGGCCAACCGAGCCACTGCGATCGCTGACGGCGAGTCTCGTATTAACTCGATCAGCAAGATCCAGGCTGTCTATGTCAGCAACAATGTCAGCTATCTGCAGTACATCAAGCGGCTCCGTGGAGTCGAAGATGTGATGCTCGCGGCTGGCCGCGTCGCCTTTGAAGCCAACAAGAAGGTGCTCTGATGTCGGTCAACCGTCTCATCATCGTCGCCTCCATCGAGGGCGTCGGCAATGTTGTCAAGCGAATCGGCGACATCGGGAACGCTGCCGCCGCCACCCAGCGGCAGACCGCGCTCCTCGGAAAGTCGCTGGGTGGGCTTGTCGCCGCTGTGGGAATCAGTGGCGTTGCCCGTCTGTCCGACGAGTTCACCAACCTGGAGAACAGGCTGCGCACTGTGACCACGAGCTCTGAGCAGCTCGGCGCGGTCTACAAGCAGCTCTTCCAGGTGGCCCAGGAGACGCGCTCCAGCTTCGACGCGACGGCCAAGCTGTTCCAGCGCGTGTCGCTCGCGAGCAAGCAGCTTGGCGGCACGACGCAGCAGAACATCCGCTTCACCGAGTTGCTGAACAAGGCGACGATCATCTCAGGTGCCTCGACCATCGAAGCCGAGGCCGCGCTCATCCAGCTCTCCCAGGGTATGGCCAAGGGAAAGCTGAACGGCGACGAACTTCGCTCCGTCCTCGAGCAGCTGCCGATCGTGGCCGACGCCATCGCTATGAAGATGGGCGTCACGCGCGGCGCTCTGCGCGATCTTGGCGCCGAGGGCCAGATCACGTCCAAGATCGTCTACGACGCGGTCCTCGCAATGAGTGAGTGGGACGCCATGTTCGCAAAGCTGAGCCCGACTATGGCTCAGGGTCTCAACAACATCCGCAACGCCTTCGGCAACCTGCTGCGCGACATCAATCAAGTGACAGGTGTCTTTACCGCGATCGGAAATTCCATGCTGTTCGTCGCGGACAACATGAACATGCTCGCCACGATGCTTGGCGGCGCGGCGATCGTCGCCACGATTGGCTACTTCACCCAGCTCAAGGATGTGACACTCACCCTGTCGACTGTCCTGAGTCGGCAGCTCGGCCCGGTCGCGATGCAGGTCGTCCGCAGCATGACGCAGATGCAGCTCGGCCTGCTCATCGTCCGCACCGCCTTCCTTCAAGCGGCCACCGCTGCAGCAACCTTCGTCCGGTCCAACCCGTTCACTGCCATCGGGGCGGCGCTGGTTGTGCTGCTTCCGCTCATGTATCAGTACGGCGACTCGATCAACCTTGTGAACCAGAACCAGGCTGGCATGGAGGGCAAGGTCTACACGCTCCGCATGCTGCTCGATCAGCTCGGCATCACCATCCAGCAGGCAGTCATCCCGATCATGCAGGGCCTGAGCCAGGCATTTCAGACGATCTGGACGCTGCTGCAGACGATGGCCGCGCCGATCTACGCCGCGCTCGAGGGCTGGCAGCTCATGGGTCAGAATCTGGTTGCGACGGGTGGTACAGTGTTCACGTTCACTGGCGCGCTCTACGCTCTCGCCGAGGGCTTCAGCTTCGCGCTGCAGACCGCCGTCCTCCCCTTCGGTCTGGCCGCCCAGTCCCTGGGGCAGATCATGTTCAATCTCGGCTGGATCACCGCCGAGTCGCTCAAGGTGATCAACGACAACACCCAGAGCATCGGCGAGTGGGCCAAGGCCGGACTCGACGCTGGTGAGCGCATCGCCGCATTTGATGAGAAGCTGGCCAAGCTGACCGAGGAGCTCGGCAAGAACAAGGTCAGTCTCGACGAGGCCAGTGCTGGACTCAGCGGCTACGGTGGAGCAGCAGACGACGCGGCCAACGCGACTGGCAATCTCGCCAGCAAGCTCAACACCGCCAACGCCTCTATCTGGGACTCGACCGCTGCAGGTCAGGCCCTGCGTGATGAGTTGTTCGGTGTCGGCGAGGGCGCTGGTGCCGCTGATGAGGCCTATGGTGGCTTCAACAGCACGCTGAATCAGTTCACTGGTATCGACGGTCAAGTCGCCAACGGACTCAACGGCATCGCCTCCGGCCTGGCAGGTGTCGCCAACGCGGCCAACTCCGCTGCCAACGCGGTCCGCAACTTCAACGCTGCCTCTAGCGGTGGTGGAGGCGGTGGTGGCAGTGGTCCGTCTTCCACCCCTCTGGGCGGCTTCGGCTTCAAGCTGAAGAGCATGACGGTCATCAGTGGCAAGACGGGCAAGCCGATCTCGGGCGCTCGCGCGAATGGTGGCCCCGTCAGCGCAGGCAAGACCTACCTCGTTGGTGAGAACGGCCCAGAGCTGTTCACGGCCAAGGAGGATGGTGACATCCACCCCTCGCTTGCCAATGACAACTGGTACAAGAATCTCAAGCGCAAGTATGACGAGGTCCAGAGCCAGATCAAGGCCTTCTGGGAAGGCCCAGGAAAGAACGGCGCGGTCGGCCCCTACGAGGTCGGCTCGATCATCGGTCTTCAGAACCGCCGCACTGACATCAAGGAAGATCTCGACGCGTATGTCGCTCGCAAGATGCGAGGCATTGAAGAGAAAGAGCGCAAGGCGCTCAGGCGCGAGTTCAAGAATGGCTTCCAGGACGATGGCATGATCAACGCCCCTGGCTTCGAGGACTACAACAAGCCCGCGCCAAAGATCGACTTCCAGACTCCCACCCCGTGGCAGAGCGGCAGCCCAATGCCTCTCCAGGGTGGCTCTGGATCAGGATCTGTTGGTGGTGGGGGAATGCAGATTGTCGTCAATATTCAGACGGCTGATGTAGAGTCCTTCCGGCGCAATCGGGCGCAGGTCGAAGAGGATATCCGAGCGACCGTCGAGCGTGCGATGCGTCGCAAGAACCGGAGGTAGAAATGATCATCGACAACGTCCGGCTGCCGATCGATGTTGAGCAGGGGGTCAAGGGTGGCCCCCAGTTCAACACGACCATCAACATGACCGATGGCGGCCACATCATCGCCAACCAGAATTGGGAATATCCACTGTATGTTGGGAATGTCGGCTATGGTATCCAGGATCGCGACGATCTTGAAGCGGTCATCGAGTTCTTCTATGCCCGACGCGGTCGACTGCGTGGCTTCCTCTTTCGAGACTGGTCTGACTACCAGTTCACGAATGAGAACCTCGGCACAGGAGACGGAGTCGAGCGCAACTTCCAGTGCATCCGCACCTACTCCGACACGGTCCTCCCATTTGTCCGTCCGCTAAAGTACCCGATCGAGAGCAGCATGACAGTCTACAACAACGGGGTCGCAGTCAACGGCTCTCAGTGGTCGCTGCTCAGCACGGGCGAGGTTCGCTTCACCACGGCCCCAGCACTCGGCGAGGTTATCACTGCGACGGGCGAGTTCAACATCGCCGCGCGCTTCCTCACTGACACGCTCGAGATCGACATGCTGCTGTTCAGCACGGGCTCGATCCCGGCGATCCCCATCGCCGAGGTGCGCGAATGAGGACGATCAACGGCACTCTTCAGACCCGCCTCGCCTCTGGGACCACGACGCTCTGCCACCTGACGCGAATCACGCGCCGGGACGGCACGATCTTGCGCCTTACAGACCACGACACAGATGTGGTCTTCAGCGGCAACACCTACTCGGCCGACAAGTCCGTCCGCATTGCTGGCATCACCTCGTCGACCAACAACGGCATCCAGTCCACCAACTGCGACGTCTTGTTCACGACTGGTGGAATCACCGACGAGGACGTGGTGCGCGGACTCTATGATAACGCCACCGTCGAGTTCTCAATCGTCGACTACACCAACACCGCGCTCGGCGAGATCCTGCTGATGAAGGGGATCATCTCAGTCTTCTCCATCACGGATAAGGGGCTGGGCGACTTCGAGATCCGTGGCCTCCTCACGCGCGGTAACGCGCGAGTGGGCGAATACTACTCTGCTGAGTGTCGGGCCGATCTTGGTGACACTCGCTGCGGCGTCTCACTGGCCAGCTATCAGGACACGGCGACCGTCTTCAGCGTCTCGACCTCGACCAGTTTCCTGGTCACCCCAGCGGGGAGTCCGGCCAATGGCTTCTACTCCTTCGGTCTGATCACCTTCACCTCGGGTGATAACAGTGGGCGCACGATGGAGATTCTGTCCCAGGCAGCGGAGAGTGGTAGGCAGCGAATCAAGCTGCCGCTCGCCTTCCCCTACAACCCTGCCCCTGGGGACACGCTGACCCTGACGGCGGGCTGCGACCATCGCAAGGAGACCTGCAAGACGAAGTTCAACAATCTCCTGAATTTCCGTGGAGAGCCTTTCGTCCCCGGCCAGGACATCCTCAATGACCTCGATATCTAGGCAGGCCATCGTCGACGAGGCCCGCTCCTATCTCGGCTGCCCCTTCAAGCATCGGGGCCGGACCCGGAATGGCATCGACTGCGTCGGCCTCCCCATTGCCATTGGCTGGTCCCTGGGGCTCCACAAGTACGAGGACGAGGTCGAGTACACTCGACAGTCTACCGGGCACGTCCTGCTAAAGCCCTTCCTCGAGCACTGCGAGCGCCTCTCGAACCCGGCTCTAGCTCAAGACGGGGACATCCTAATCCTGCGGGACCAACTCTTCCCGCACCACACGGCGATCCGGGCGAGCAACGGTGAGATGATCACCCTGATCCATGCTTGCGTCTGGAGAGGCCGAGTGGTAGAAGACGTGTTCACCGACGAGTATCGATCCAAGCTCGTCACCGTGTTCAAGTTCAGGAGCCTGTAGCCGTGTCAGCGATCTCCGGTTTCACATGGAGCCTTCTCCGACAGGGCGGTGTGCTCACCGGGTCCAAGAAGCCTGGCACTGCAGCGCAGGCACTCCTTGACGCCAAGCTCGGTGGTCCACGTGGAAACGACATTGTCTCCTACACTGTCATCGAGCCGCCGGATGATCGCTACTATCCGGGGTACAGCTACACCCAGGCGGATGGTGACGTCCGGACGGTCGGCCCGCGCCTGAAGGATCTGAACATCCCCTTCTCGCTCTACGGCCTGCCCATCCCGTTCACCTTCGGTGTGCGCCGCCTCTACGGGAACATGATCTGGGCGACTCCGCTCAAGGAGACGGTCAAGAAGAAAAAGAAGGGTGGCAAGGGCAACAAGAAGAAGTCCGAGCTCTACGAATACTTCGCCACCTTCGCAGTCGGCTTTGGCTATCCTGGCTTCGGCTCTGCTGGCTCGCGCCAGATCCTGCGCATGTGGGCAGACGGCTCGTTGATCTATGATCGCCGCACCTTCGGCAAGACCAAGGTCGAGGGGTTGAGCTTCGTGTTCTACCCTGGCACAGAGACGCAGATGCCAGATCCGACGATCGAGGCGCGCGAGGGCTCGGGCAATGTCCCGCCCTATCGTGGCATGATGTACGTGGTGCTCAAGGAGCTGCCTGTCGGCCCCTACGGCGACCGTCCGCCTGCGATCTCGATTGAAGTCGGCGACGTCACCTCGCCCACGACCACTGTCAACAACATCCAGGCCTCGCTCTACAATGGCAGTCGCTCCATGACGCAGATCGTCGTGGACTGGGATCGCTACCAGGCCTACACGGTCGGCAACGGAGTGGTCCGCACCTTCGACCTGATCAACAACGTCGAGAGCAACGTCGTCGTCGCCAACCCCATCGGCATGGGTTGGGACACGAACGTGTCCACGATCACTGGCACTCCGCTCAACGTGATCGGGGTGGGCCTGACCAACGAGGACATGGGCTACATCCCATGGCTCAACAAGATCATCTGCGGTCCCCCTGGGGCTGGCTCCACGGCTGTTGGTCTCATGGACCCGGCCTCCGGCATTGTCACCCACTGGATCGGCGCGGACGGCCCCGTCACCAACGCGTCCTACCCGAACAACGAGGTGAGCGCCGCTGACAAGATGATCGATGGCACCAGTGCCTTCTACAGTGGCTACATCCCCGCTGGACGCCGCTACGCCTCGCAGATCTTCTACAACCTGTACTGGACTGAGACGTTCATCTTCGTCCAGTCGACGGTCTACAACGACTTCGTGGTCCTGCATCTGCGTGGTAGGGACGACATCCTTGACATGCTCTACATCGCCAATGGCACCGTCTACGACGAGGTGGTCCCAGGGACGGTCGGTGTTGGCTACTCGGACGTCTACTACGTCTCCGGCAGCACCATCTATCGCAGCCGCCTAACCGCGCTCACCTTCCGCACCAAGGTCGGCAGCGAGAACACGCCCGGCGACTTTGCCATCACGTCCTGGAAGGTTATGCCCTCTGGGATCAACAACATCTGGTACTACGCGCCGGATGACGTGCTCTGTGTCCTGCTCGACAACGGCGACTTCTACAAGTATTCCTGCGTCGATGGCAGCGAGCTCCTCAACACCACGATCACTGGCACGCTCCCCAGCGCGCACTACGTGAACAAGAATTGCAGCAACATCGGCTATGGGGCCGTCGCCTATGACGTGGGCAGCAACGTCCGCGAACTCGACCTGATCTTCGGCACGGTCGCCACGCTCACTGGTGGCAGTGGCTGGGCTGCAAGCGGAAACAAGTTCGACTCTGGCAGCCGCTCCATCGTCGGCATCGGCACGGGTGGCTCGGGCAGCAACGGCACCGGGCAGTCCCAGTCGATGGCGGACGCGGTCACGCGCTGCTTCTACGACCGCATCCAGAACGGGCGCATCCCGCTGGCAGACTTCCTCGAGGGCGTCGCGATCATGGCTGGCTACGACCCCAGTGAGATCGAGATCAGCTCCAACATCGACGACACGATCGACGGTGCCATGATCCTGAACGTCACCACGTTCAACTCGATCATGGACCCTGTGTCCGCGCTCTACCGCTTCGACATCATCGAGTCTGGTGGCAAGATCAAGTTCATCCGGCAGGCACTCAGCGCCCCGGCAACCAACTTCACGATCGACGAGGGCGAGACGCTCATGTCGAGCGAGAACGCGATGGGCACGCCCACCTTCTCACTTCGTCGCGAGGAGGAGGCCGAGGTCCCGCAGAAGGTGTCGATCCGCTACCTCGACGCGGCGCTGTCTTTCAACTGGTCGATGCAGTTCAGCTCGCGCTCGCGCACGATCACCACCAACGACTCGAACAACCAGATCACCTACGAGGTGCCGATCGTCATGACGGCATCCGAGGCCAAGGCGCTCTCCTACAAGGCGCTCTGGACCGCGTGGAACAGCCGCGTCGCATACAACTTCCGAGTCAGTCCCGAGTGGCTCAAGATTGAGCCGGGCGACATTGGGACAGTCACCGCTGTCGGTATCACCTACACGGTTCGCGCTGTGCAGGTCACCTACAACAACGACTTCACCATCAGCGTCCAGGCGGTCGGCTGGCTCTCGGACGAGGCCGTCGACATCAGCGCGGACGAGGGCGCGGGCTATCCCCAGACGATCCCGTACACGGTCGGCGCGGCTGCCTACATCCTCGACATCCCGCTGCTCCAGGAGACGGACGATCTCAACTACGCTGGCCAGTTCCCAGTCTACGTGGTCCTCGGTGGTCTCACCCCTGGGTCTGACTGGCCGGGTGGCTCGATGTGGGCAGCCTACGACAGCCTCAACTTCGAGGAGGACGTGGGCAGCCAGACGGACAGCTATGTGGGCGTCGTCCCGACTGTGCCGACTGTGCCCGACTCCATCCTGGCTCGCGACGACTTGAACACCATGACCGTCTACACCAAGGAGGGTGATGTCACCCTGCTGACCACAGCAAGCGAGCTCGAGGTTCTGAACGGGGCCAACTTCGCCGCCTATGGTGCGAACGGACGGTGGGAGGTCATCCAGTTCGAGACCGTCACAGACAACGGCAACGGCTCCTACACGCTCTCTGGCATCTATCGTGGGCAGCGTGGCACCGACTACGCGGTTGACAACCATCGTCCCGGCGACACCTTCGTGCTGCTCGACTCCGACTGGCTAAACTACATCAGCTTCCCGCTCTCGGACGTGGAGCTCGGCTTCCGCTACAAGGGCGTCGGCGTCGGCCAGGACCAGACGCTCATCCCGCCGCAGCTCGTCCAGCTCAATGGCTACGGCGCGCGCCCGTGGCCTCCAGTCAACATCCGGGCGACCCGGTCGCTCTCGGCCCTCACTGGCGACCTCACTCTCTTCTGGGAGAGGCGCTCGCGCACGAGCGGGAACCTGGTGGACGGCGGCGAGATCGCCCCGCTCGAGGCCACCGAGGCGAACGACTACCTCGTCTCGATCCGCCGCTGGGCCCACAAGGACTACGAGTGGAGTGGCTCGAACTGGGACGAGGTGACGGACACCACCAACGACGTTGTCACCTTCGAGGTGACGGGCGCGACCGAGCTCGTCCTGACCGCCGCCCAGATCCGGACGGCCGAGCTCTACGAGTACGCCGAGCCTGACAACCCGGCCACCGAGGGCACCTCCTTCACCCAGGTGAGTGGAGACACGATCCCGGCCTCGGCGACTATCAACGAGCAGATCGCGGACTTGGGCTTTGGCGAGTTCGTACGGATGAAGTATCTCGAGATCATGGTGCAACAGAGGACGACCGTGCCCCACTCGAGTGGATATGGCCCCGGACGGTGGACAACCGTCCAGATAGAGGACACGTGACATGACTAATCACCTCGGCCGGACCGAGCTCAGCACGAATATGACCAACAAGGTCGCTGCAATCAACAACAGCGACGGCATCCTCGACGCGGCCATCACCTCGGCGCTCACTTTCACGTGGGCGGGCGCTGAGACTCTCAAGACCGCGTCCACGGTCCAGACTCAGCAGAACGTCGCCTTCGTCTTCGCGGGCTCCACCTCGGGCAGCCCCAGCTTCAAGTTCGGCAACATCCAGCGTGGCATGGTCGTCGTCGTGAACGACATGGCCCAGAACGTCACGGTCTCGGACTACGCTGGCACCGACTCCTACGTCGCCCTCGCTGGGACCACCACGGTCCTCTACATCGAGGACGATCGCCTCGAGACCATCGTCACCTCCAACTCCGTCCCAGAGGCGGCCAACGACGGCGCGCGCTACGTCCGGCAGAGCCTCGGCTGGTCCGACTCTGGCGGCCTGGTCACGGTCGAGACGGGCACCACCGACTCGCTCACCACGGCAGACGTCGACGACACGATCCAGTACACCAACGCGGGCGCGATCACGGTCACGATCCCGCTGAACTCGTCCCAGGCGATCCGGGTGGGTGGCACCATCCGCCTCATTCAAGGCCCCTCTGCAGGCGTCGTCACCGCCTCGCCGACTGGTGGCGTCACCCTCCTGGGTGCCACTGCGACCACTGGCGCGAACACGCAGCTCCTGCTCATCAAGCTGGACACCGACACGTGGCTCGGCGTGGCCGCCTCCGGCATCAGCGACGCGACCAACGACGGCAACATCTACGCGCGCCAGAGCGCGACCTGGACTGACATCGGTCAAAAGGTCAACACGACCGCCTCCTCGTCGATCACGCTGGCGCTCACGGACCGCAACGACACGATCACCTGCACTGCCTCTGGGGCCATCACCTGTCAGCTGCCCCAGAACAGCACGACTGCCTTCCCCGTGGGCACCTGGATCCGGTTCATCCTCGGCACGGCAGGCACCTCGCTCACGCTCTCGGCGGGCACGGGTGCGACCGTCCGCGGAACCAAGCTGGTGGCCAATCGTCCCGGCGAGGAGCTGTTCGCCCTCAAGACGGACACCAACACCTGGTATGTCTTCCACGCGGACACTGGTGGCCTCTACAACGTGAGCGGCTTCTTCACCGCCGCGCCTGTGGCCTCCGAGCTGCTGCTCAAGCATGTGTTCAGCGAGACGGTCTACTTCCCGGACAACTTCGCTGGCTCGGTCGGCCACGTGGGGACCAACCCCGCAGCCACGTTCGACTGTGACGTCAAGAAGAACGGCTCGAGCATTGGCACAATCAGTGTCAGCACTGGCGGTGCTGTCACATTCACTACCTCCGGCTCTGGTGAGGAGAGCTTCGCCTCTGGCGATCGTATAGAGATTGTCGCTCCGGCCACTCCAGATGCGAGCGTGCTCAACTTCAGTTGGACTCTCAAGGGACGTAAGTGATGGGCATCGTCCACGCCATCAGCTTTGACGACATGACCGACAACGGGGCGGGCTACGCGCTCTACAACTTCACAGAGCTCACGACCTACGGCAACGTCCCCCGCGCCGCTGGTCGCTATGGAGGCTATGCCTTCAGCGCGGGCACCACTGGCACCATCGATCGCTCGCTCGAGCTGCCTGCCTTCTCCGAGTCGCTCGAGTGGAACATTGGCTTTGACTTCTACTACGCCTCTGGCACTGAGACCGATCCGCGTGGCTTCTTCGACTTGCTTGATCACAACAGTGCCCGCATGTGTCGTCTCGCACTCGCGGCCGATGGCTCGCTCAAGTGGTATCGTGGCAATGGTGCGACTCTGATCGGCACGACCTCCACGCTGCTGTCCGCCGCGACCTGGTACTTCATTGAGATGCAGTTCCGCCTCAACGACACCACTGGCTACATCCAGCTCAAGATCGACGACGTTCTTGATATCAACGTGACCGGGACGGACACGCTCGAGGCGGGCGTCGGCCTCCCCAGCTACTTCCTCCTGGGCAGCTTCGGCAGCGCCACGGGCCATCGTGAGAAGCGCATCGACAACCTGCTCATCCGCGACGACCTCACCTGGATGGGGCCGCTCAAGGCAGAGCCGCTCACTCTCACAGCTGACACTGCGGACAAGGATTTCCTGCGCTCGACTGGCTCGGACAACTACGCGCTCATCGACGAGACAGTGGTGAGCGAGACCGACTACATCTACTCTGGGACCCCAGGCGACCTTGACCTGTACACGCTGTCCAACCTCTCGGACATCCCGGAGGACATCGCCTTTGTGCAGACCATGACCATCGCTGAGATGACAACGGTGGGCACGCGCGTGATCCGATCCAAGATCAAGAGTGGCTCCTCTACAGCGGATGGCGATGAGTTCGGTGTGACTGACAGTGCCGACCCGTCTCCGATCTTCCAGCGGTTCACCACCGACCCGGCGACGGGTGTGGCCTGGACCAAGTCTGGCATCGATGGCATGACCGCCGGAGTTGAGGTGGTGCGATGACCACACTCCACTTTGATGGCTTCGACGACTACGCGACCAAGAGCAACTCGGTCACAGGCATCCAGGGAGGCGGGTGGATTGTCGCGGGCAACACCCAGGGAGGTTGCACGGTGGGAGGGCGCAACTCCGACTTCACGGCCATGGCTCTGCGCTGTCTCGAGTTCGCCAACCCGACGAGTTCGTTCACCCAGGACGAACGCGATCTCGGGACCAACTACACCTCCCTGGGAGGCGGCCTGGCGATCTATGCCAACGTCATCCCGCGCGACTGGTACAATGCGACGCTGAAGGGCGAGCGCATCATGGCCTGGTACGACTCCGCTCGCGTCTACCAGTGCGAGTTGGTGATGGACTGGTTCGGCAGGTTCCACTTCTGCCGTGGCTCCACGATCCTCGCCTCGTCCACTCTCTCCAATCCGGCCCATCGCCTCCGCGAGGGTCGCTGGGGCGCGCTCGACTGGGAGATCACCTTCAGTCAGACCGTCGGCACCTTCGAGCTCTGGCTCAACGATGTCAAGATCATTGACGCCACTGGTCTCGACAACTGTGACACCGCGAATGCCAACTGCCGCTATGTCCGCCTGAGTATCAGCAATGGCCTTGACAGCACTCTGTATGTCGACGATTGGTACATCACCGATGGCGCGCGCCTCGAGCACCCCTTTGTGCTGTCCCTCAAGCCCAACAACGATGGCGGTGTGAACGTCTGGACGGCGAGCTCCGGCACCGACGAGTTCGCCATGGTCGACGACCCCACGCCGGACACTGACACGACGTACAACCAGGCCTCCACCGCTGGTGATGAGAGCCGACATGGCTGCGAGAATCTCCCCTCCTATGTGACAGAGGTTCTCAGCGTGGGTGCCCACGCTCTGCTTCGGAAGACAGATGCCACGGCGCGGACGGCGCGCGTGCTGCTGAACTCGAACGGGACCGAGTCGCTTGGGAACACCCACACGTTTACCACGACCTATGGCGGCTCCTGGATCAACGCTCTTGACACAGATCCTGACACCGCCGCCGCGTGGACACTCTCCGGAGTCAACGCGCTCGAGGTCGGCTACGAGGTGGTGAGCTAATGGCAAACGAGTATCGCGCGACAAAGGCCAATCTTCGCGTCCTGGCCCGCAACGACACCGCCGAGGTGAAGATCTACCACTTCCGCGTGGAGGTCTGGCGTCATCCTGACACGGCTGTCTCGACTGGCTCGGGAAGCGGCTCCCGCCGGATGCAGATCATTAGCTAGTCTCACCCTGGGGAACCAGAGGTTTGCCCAGGAAGTCAGAAATAGGGCATTCTGAGGCCGAAGGAGACACCTCATGTTTGACAAGACCACGGTTTCAGAGATCCAGAAGATCGCAGACGATCTCGAGGTCCCGGCCCCGGCCCTCCTGGCTGTGGCCGAGGTCGAGTCGGCAGGCGTCGCACAGTGGCAGGTGGGCTCCAAGAAGCTGCCTCCGATCCGCTTCGAGGGCCACTATTTCTACCGCCTCCTGAAGGGGAAGCAGCGCGACCAGGCCGTCCGAGCAGGTCTCGCCAACCCCAAGGCCGGGGCGGTCAAGAATCCGAACAACTACGCGGCGCGCTATGAGATGCTCGCTCGCGCGGCCAAGATCAACAAGGAGGCCGCCTATGCCTCCACCTCCTGGGGTGTGGGCCAGGTCATGGGCGACCACGCCAAGCGCCTCGGCTTCGGGACTGCCGTCAAGATGGCCTCCAAGTGCATGGAGGACGTGGCCGGGCAGGTGGAGGTGATGGCCGCCTACATCAAGTCCTTCGGCCTCGTCGACGAGCTCCAGAGCAAGGGCTGGGCCGCCTTCGCCAAGCAGTACAACGGCAAGAACTACCGGGCGAACCGCTATGACACGAAGATGGCCGCTGCCTTCAAGCGGTGGTCGAGCAAGGGCATGACGCCCCAGAGGTCGGAGCGTGGTGCGATCGCCGAGCTTCAGCGCAACCTCAAGTCGGTCGGCTTCTACAAGGGCAAGGTCGATGGCGTCTATGGGCCTCACACTCGGGCCGCCGTCCGGCAGTTCCAGAAGGAGCAGGGCCTGGTCGTCGATGGCAAGTACGGGAAGATGACCGACGAGGCTCTCGACCGGGTGATCGCCAACAAGCAGCGGGATCGCGGCGAGAAGGCAATCGGCGCGGGCGGTGGGGCGGTGGGCTCCGGCGCTGCCGTCGAGGTCATCAACAATCAGGTCGAGAAGCTCGAGACGATCAGCCAGTACTCCGACATCATCACCTACGGTGTCATCGCACTGGTGCTGCTCGGCGTTGGCCTCACGCTCTACGGCTTCATCAAGCGCCGCCGCGCCTATAGCGATGGAGCTGAGTGATGTTCTTCAGCTTCATCGCCTTCATCCTCACCAAGTTCGTCAGCCCCCTGGGCCTCAGCTTCCTCGAGCCGCTCCTCAACTTCTTCAACGCGAGAGAGGCCGCTGGGGTCGCCAAGACCGGGCAGTTCACGACCGCGCTGCAATCGGCTCTCGACGCCGAGGTGCAGTCGCGCCGGATCGCCTCGCAGGAGCGAGTCGCGCTCTGGGGAGATACCTGGTACAAGCTCCTGATATATCTAATCGTCGGCCCTCCTGCTATATACAGTGGTGCAGTCTTCGCCGACTCGGTCTTCAACTTTGACTTTGTAGTGAATGCCGCACCAGCTCGCTTCGAGGAGTTGGGATTCGGCATCCTCATGACCTTCATCGGCGCGTCTGGAGCGGTCGGTGCAGTCTCAGGATTGAAGGGCATTTGGAGAAAGTGATGGCGGAACGAGAGAAGATGATCAACCTCACGCAAGATGAACTCAAGGCAATCGTGTCAACCACGGTTGACGAGGTGCTCACTCGCATCGGTATCGATCACAGCAACCCGGTTGAGATGCAGAAGGACTTCGCTCACCTGCGCAAGTGGCGCGGGGCGGTGGACACTGCCCAGTCGACATCCATGCTGGCCGCCCTCGGCATCCTCACCAGCGGCTTCCTGGCCGCGCTGTGGCTTGGTCTCAAGTCAATGATCCTGGAGAAATAAGAATGAGTGGAGCAGATGTGAAGGGCCTGGACTCGAAGAAGGTCTGGGAGAAGTACCTCGAGCTCGATCGGAACATCTCAGCGACAGCTCGTCACTTCAAGATCACAAGGCCCACTGTCCTCTACCACCTCCGCAAGATGCCTGGCTTCGGCAAGCCTGTGATCGGTGGCAAGGTCCATGGCACTCGCGCCGTCAAGGCCGCCCCCTCTGGGGCTGTCCGCCGCTACATCCTCACCTCGGCGCAGAACAACACACTGGTCCCAGAAAAGCTCTGGGAGAACCTGATGGCGCTGAAGGAGTTCTACCAGGCCGAGCTCATGATCGGCACCTTCACCTACAACAAGAATGCCTACGGTCCCATGTCCGTCAAGTGGGGAACGGACGATGCCCCAGAGGAGCTCTGGTACGACGAGCGTCTACTTCCTTATATCCGTGATGAACGGGTTGAGCTCGCCAAGGGATTGGTGTGGTGCGGGGAAATGAACATCCTGCCAACTGCCGTCCGGCCTCTCTCCGAACTTCACACTTACACCGGGATGGACTCCGGCATCTTTCCCCATGCCAAGATTGCCCTGAAATGCGTTGCGACAGCGAAGTCGGAGCCGCCCAAGTTCAACTACACAACGGGCGCTTGCACGATGCGCAACTACATCAAGAAACTCGCCGGACTTCGGGCAGAGTTTCACCACACGTATGGTGCCCTCCTCGTAGAAGTTGACGTTGACGGCGTGTGGTTCGTCCGTCAGCTTAACGCTGACAGCAAGTGGCGCATTCATGACCTCGACGTAGTCGCCGAAGGTGGGGTTGTGCAGACAGACGTTGACGTCGAGGGGATGGTGTGGGGCGATGTACACACGCCTCGTACAGATGATCAACTCATTGAAGTGTGCTGGGGAAGCGGTGGGATTCTCGATGAACTTCGTCCACGCCATCAGGTCTTTCATGATCTCCTCGATTTCTACGGGCGCAATCACCACGAGGTGAAGAACCACGTCAAGATGTTCAAGCGGTACGTCAACGGCCAAGACTCGGTCGTCGATGAGATCCGCGCGGCGGCTGCCTTCCTCGACAAGGCCTACCGTCCATGGTGTACCAGCGTCGTTGTCAACAGCAATCATGACCGGGCACTCGAGCGCTGGGTCGTCGACGCGGACTACAAGAAGGATCCCAAGAACGCCCTGTTCTACTTGAGAGCAACTGCCGCCTGGTACGAGGCCATCGCCAAGGGAGACACCAACTTCCTCCTGCTCGAGTGGGTGATGGAGGAGGCCGGGCTCGTCAACGACACCAGGTTCCTCCGCCTCGACGAGAGCTACACCATCCTCGACATCGAGCACGGCTTCCACGGCGACCTGGGGCCGAACGGGACCAAGGGCGACGCCCGCTCGCTCAGCCACATGGGGCGCAAGCTAACGATGGCCGACAAGCACACTGCCGAGATCCATGATGGCGTCTATGTCGCGGGCACCTCGTCCCGGCTCGACATGGGCTACAACCATGGTCCATCGTCCTGGAGCCACAGCCACGTGGTCCTCTATCGCAACGGCAAGCGTGCCATCATCACCATGCGAGACGGTCGCTGGCGTGTTCCACGCTCCTGACATGAGTTCGCTGAGTATGCTGCTCATTGAGGCCTATTGCCTCTTTACCCTGCATCCCCCTGGGGTTGAGGTCTACACCCTATCGAACTGGGCCCAGGGGGCGCGTGGGTTGGGTGGCTAGGGTGTGGGCTATTTACTCTCTTCTCTCCTCTCTTAAAGAGAGTAGAGTAATTAGAGCTAACCCCAAGTCACCACTTGTATAGACCTGGCTCGGCCGCCTCCTCATGGACACTCAACGAACTCATCTCCAGGGACAGCAGCAAACTGACGCCCAGGGAGAGCTGCTGGGCTATGCAGAGGCCATGGCCCCATTCACCTACAAGACCAAGCCACTTGACCACCAGCGCGCTCACTTCGAGAAGCACGCTCGCGAGGCGAGGTTCGCCCTGCTCTGGGAGCAAGGCACTGGCAAGACGAAGGAGATGATCGACGAGCTCGCGCTGATGATCGCTGAGAAGCGGATCGGTTGCATCCTGCTCGTCGCGCCGAATGGCGTCCATCGGAACTGGCTCACCGACGAGATCCCTAAGCACATGCCAGACGAGATCCGCGATCGGATCCACCCGTTCATCTACCAGAGCAACAAGGCCTCGACCAAGTGGCACAAGCGCGCGCTGGACCGCTGCGTCGGCATCGATGGCAAGCTGCCGATGCTGATCTTCAGCTACGATGGCTTCATGACCGACGCGGGCAAGAAGGCAGCTTGGCGACTGCTGCAGCGTGGCGACTGCTGCTACATCCTCGACGAGGCGCACCACATCAAGACCCCAGGGGCGAAGAAGACCAAGTCGATCCTGGCCTCGTCCAAGTACGCGCCCGTCCGCCGCATCATGACGGGCACTCCGATCGCCGTTGGACCGTTCGACCTCTACAGCCAGCTCAAGTTCATCGACGAGCACATCTGGGATGACATCGGCTGCTCGACCTTCGCAGCGTACAAGACGTTCTTTGGCGTCTGGGAGAAGGGCTACAACAAGAAGCAGGGCCGCGAGTTCCCGATCCTGGTCCGCTACCGGAACCTCGACATCCTGCAGAAGAAGCTGGACAAGATCTCGACGCGCGTGCTGAAAGACGACGTCCTCGATCTGCCGCCGAAGCTCTTCACGACGCGGTACTATGAGATGACGCGCCAGCAGGCCGAGATCTACGAGACGCTGAAGAGCGAGTTCATGTACGACCACGGGAACGGCAAGTTCACCAATGCCAGCCTCGCGATCGTCCGGCTGCTTCGCTTCCAGCAGGTTCTCTGTGGCTACCTGCCCTTCGAGGACGAGCTCGGGAACCGTGGCGTCGAAGTGATCCCAGGAGGCAACCCGAGGCTCGACTTGCTCCACGAGTGCATCGAGGATCTGCCTCATCAGGCCATCATCTGGGCGCGCTTCACCAAGGACATCGACCTCATCCTCGACCGGATCAAGGCGATGGGGAAGAGGGCCGGGCGCTATGATGGGCAGTGTGGAAGCGACGAGCTCGAGCGAACCAAGCGCGGCTTCAACGCGGGCGAGCTCGACTTCTTCGTCGGCAACCAGAGCATGGGCTCCGAGGGCCTCACCCTGAACGCTGGCAAGTCGACGATCTACTACAACAACACCTTCCGCTACATCCACCGCAGGCAGAGCGAGGATCGCAACCACCGCTTCGGCCAGGACGGCGCGGTCCACGAGTTCGAGGCTCTGCCCGACGATCCATACGCGGCATTCCGCGAGCCGGGCGAGGTGCAGCGGACTCCCTCTGGGCCAGTTCGGGGCGTCCTGTATACAGACCTGATTGCCCAAGACACGGTGGACGAGCACTTTGTACGCAACCTGCTCGCCAAGCAGGCGCTGTCCGATCAGATCACTGGTGATCGCGTGAAGGAGTGGCTGTCGATATGACCAAGAGAGCGCAGGGCCGAGGCACCGTCTCAGTGCAGCACAAGACGAGCGACGACCTAACCGATCACGAGCTCGCATGGGTGGCCGAGGTCGAATACACGACCGACTACGAGCCATTCGGCAGCACCTATGTTCCCAGAGAGTCAGCTGAGATGCTCGAGGGCCACTGGGAGTGGGACGGCGAGGAGAAGGCCGAGTGGTGGATCAACAGCAGGCTGCTGATGATGGGCTACAAGATCGAGGAAGTGGGCCAGCTCAAGACGCGGGCCACCGAAAACTGGAAAGCAGAGGAAGCATTCTGATGACACACGACTACAGCGAGTTCGCCACTCCGATCGGCGACAACAGCATGGCTCGGCTCTCTGGGCTCGCCAAGCTGCAGAAGGAGCGCGAGCAGCGCGTGGCCGAATTGCAGCGCCAGCTCCAGGAGGCCCAGGACGAGCTCGAGCAGATCGCGGGCAAGGAGTTGCCCGAGCTCATGCAGGATCTCCGCCTGGAGAACTTCACCACGTCCGATGGCATCACCATCAACATCAAGGAGAGCATCCACTGCTCGATCCCCAAGGCGCGCCAGGACGAGGCATTCGAGTGGCTCGAGAAGGCGGGCGACGATGGCATGGTCAAGCGCAAGTTCATCATCGCGTTCAACCGCGACGAGGAGGCCTGGGCCAACAAGTTCCGCGCCGATCTGGCCAAGCGGAAGAAGCCCGTCAACGCCATCATCGAGCGCAAGGTCGAGCCGCCGACTCTCAAGAGCTACGTGACCAAGAAGCTCGAGGCGGGCGAGCCGATCCCGCAGGAATTGTTCGGCGTCCACCGTCGGAAGATCGCAACAGTAGAGGTGAAGTGATGGCAAAGAAAGCCAAGAAGCCTGAGAAGACCAAGGACGAGCTCCGGAATGTATATCCGGATGATGGTCGCACGCACTCGGTGGGCGAAGAACCCTGCTGGTGCGAGCCCAAGGAGGTCGACGGTCAGCGGATCCACAATCCTGGCGGGCAGACTGTTTAGGAGACCCAGCGCCCCCTCCCTGGGGCATGCTCCACATTGACCGCGCTGGGCGGTATATCCCAGCAAGACGGCCGATGCACGGAGCGGCCATAAAAGTCTCCCTGCGAACAGAAGGAGGCCCATATGGGCAACAAGTCTAAGGCCGTCGCCACGGCTGAAAACAAGGCGCTTGCACCTGTCTACGACTACGGCGACGACGCCGGGGCTGGCTTCGAGGGGACGAAGTCAACCGACCTTGCAATCCCCTTCCTCAATGTCATGCAGTCCAACTCGCCCTCGGTCGCCGATGGCGTGAACAAGAACGGTGACATCGTCAACTCCGTGACTGGCGAAGTCTGGTCCGGCGACGAAGGAATCCCCTTCCAGGCAGTCCACCGCGAGCGCAAGTTCGTCAAGTGGAAGCCGCGCGACCAGGGCGGTGGCTTGATCGCCGTCTACGACCCGGAAGACCCCTACGTCGAGAAGGTCAAGTCGATGAACGCCTCGACCTACGGCAAGCTGAAGACCGAGGACGGCAACGAGCTCATCGAGACTCACTACGTCTACGGCCTCATCCTGAACAACGAGGGCACCGAGCAGAATGGCTTCGCTCTCATGGCCTTCACCAGCACCAAGATCACCCCGTGGAAGAAGTGGTTCACGGCCATGAACTTGGTCAAGGGGAAGCCGCCCATCTTCGCCTTCCGGGCGCGGATGACCACGACGAATGAGAAGAACGACAAGGGTCAGGCCTACAAGGGCGTCGACTTCAAGCCCCTGATCGGCAAGACCTGGGTTGACACTCTCATCCCGCCGACCGACCCCATGATGCTCGAGGCCAAGAACCTCCGCGACATGATTCTCTCTGGCATTGCCAAGGCTGACTTCAGCGCTCAGGAGCGTGGGCCTGAGGGAGACGCCGCTGGCAAGACTGGTGGTGAGAAAGAGGTGCCGTTCTAGTCGTTCCGCCCCTGCTTCCCGACTAGAACAACAGGGGGTGGTCTCATGGGCCACCCCCACTTCATCAGGAGACCATCATGGTTGGAACTTTCAAGAGCATGTTTCGTGGTGGCGTCGCGCCGCCGAGCATCAATCACATACTGAGCCAGATGAAGTGGCTCGGGGGACCAGAGATTCCAGAGGAGCCGCGCCGCCTCCGCCTGGGCGAGGGTCCAGTCAATGGCATCCCCAAGGGCTCCTGGGGACGTCGCGTCGGCGCGTGGGAGGTCGACCCTGACAACCCCAACCGCCTCCGGGCCTTCCACTACACCAAGGGGTGGCGCTACCAGAGGAACCCCGATGAAGTGGTCTCCTGAGCAGGACCGGGCGCTCCAGGCCATCGACAAGTGGGCGCGCGACCCAGGGTCGCCACAGGTGTTCAAGCTGTTCGGCTACGCGGGCACAGGTAAGACCACGCTCGCGAAGACGATCGCCGAGGGCATCGACGGGCGCGTCCTCTTCGGGGCGTACACAGGCAAGGCAGCTCATGTCCTCCGGGGCAAGGGCTGCCCGAACGCCGACACGATCCACTCGATGATCTACCACTCTCGCGATCAGAGCGCCCTGCGCCTCAAGCAACTGGAGCTCAGCCTGCTCGAGTTCAAGCAGGAGATCGCGGCCGAGCACGCACCAGAGGATCGCAATTCGATCGACTGGGGGCAATACAAGCAGTACAACGAACTTTGTCGGGAGATCGACGCCGAGCGGATGAACTGCAGCAAGCCCATGTTCAGTCTCAACTTCGAGAGCGAGGTGAAGTACGCGAACCTCGTCATCATCGACGAGTGCTCGATGGTGGACACGACCATGGCCGACGACCTGCTGTTCTTCGGAACCAAGGTCCTCGTCCTGGGAGATCCCGGCCAGCTTCCCCCGGTCATGGGCACTGGCTATTTCATCCAGGGCGAGCCGGACTTCATGCTCCAGGAGATCCACCGCCAGGCGCGCGACAACCCGATCATCGCCATGGCATCGCACGTGCGCGAGGGCGGGGCACTCAAGGTTGGAGAGTGGGGTGAGAACCAGATCATCCCAGTCGAGGAGCTGAAGCAGCACGGCCACATCATGACCGAGGCGGACCAGATCCTCGTCGGTCGCAACAACACTCGTCGCGACTACAACAAGCGCATGCGTCAGGTCCTTGGACGCTCGGCCTCCTGGGACAAGTGGCAGCCCGTCGCCCAGGACAAGCTGGTCTGCCTCCGCAACAACAAGGAGCTCGGCCTGCTGAATGGTGCGCAGTGGGAGGTCACCTCCGTTCTCAGCTTCACCGAGGACCGGGTGAATATGCAGCTCCGCTCGCTCGACACGCAGGCGCTGCTCGACGTCGAGGGGCACACTCACCACTTCATGGGCAAGACCGAGGCCATGCCGTGGTGGGAGCGCAAGGAGGCCGAGGAGTTCGACTATGGATACGTGATGACGACGCACAAGGCCCAGGGGTCGCAGTGGGACAAGGTCGTCGTGTTCGATGAGAGCTTTGTGTTCAGAGAGGATAGAAGCAAGTGGCTGTATACAGCGATCACAAGAGCGGCTCAGCAGCTCCACATCGTGAAGATGTAGGGGCGTGGCTCGAGCGCGTGCATGAGGATATAACGCGAGTCGGCCTGCCTGTAGTTATGATGATAGTGAGGCGGCGGATGTCCAGACACCAGATGCTCGCGGTGGCAAGCACTCTAGAGCGTGTTGCAGCTGACATCAGATCACGCCTTGCTAGTTGAGACATGAGACATTCAGAATGGGAGCCCTGCACGTGATGCAGCAGATCAATTCAAGAGGTTGGGAAATGTACGGACCGCAGACGCCGCTCGGACAGGAGATTCATGCAAACAACTATCGTGAGGAGGGGGAGAGTTTCCGCGAGTACGGCAACCGAGTTGCCAGCGCGCTGACGGACGGGGCCGACGAGTTCCAACTCTTCCGCGACGACCTGCTCACGCAGCGGACGCTGCCCGGTGGTCGCATCCAGAAGGCGGCGGGCTCGATTCGTGGTGTCACGATGTATAACTGCTTCGTCTCTGGGACCATCGAGGACAGCTTCGTCTCCGGTCCAGGCAATATCATGCAGGCGCTCACCGAGAGCGTCACGACCATGCGCCTCGGCGGTGGCATCGGCTACGAGTTCAGCACGCTCCGCCCCAAGAACGCGCCGATCAAGAAGCTCGGCTCGAAAAGCTCCGGGCCGCTCGCGTTCATGGACATGTTCGACGCTGGCTGCGGCTGCGTCAAGTCGGCGGGCGATCGCCGTGGAGCCCAGATGGGCACCTTCGACATCCACCACCCGGACATCATGGACTTCATCCACGCGAAGCAGGGGTCCGGTCGCTTCAAGAATTTCAACCTGTCCGTCCTCGTGACCGACGAGTTCATGGCCGCGCTCGACGCGCATCAGCCCTACGAGCTCCGCTTCGCCGGGGAGAGCTATGGGCAGGGTGATCCCAGGGTAGTGTGGGACGCGATCATGCGGTCGACCTACGACTGGGCCGAGCCGGGTGTGATCTTCATCGACCGGATCAACCAGCGGAACAACCTGTGGTACGCCGAGCGCATCCGTGCCACCAACCCCTGCGGCGAGCAGCCCCTCCCTCCATACGGGGCCTGCCTCCTGGGTTCGATCAACCTCACCAAGTTCGCCAACCGGGGCTTCGGTGGCCGCTGGGTGTTCGATTGGCAGGGCCTCGCCCAGGCCGCCGAGCGGTTCGTCCGCGCCCTCGACAACGTGGTCGACCGCAGCATCTACCCCCTCGAGCAGCAGCGTGCAGAGGCCCTCTCGAAGCGCCGCATGGGCATCGGGGTGACGGGCCTCGCCAATACCATCGAGGCTATGCTCGGCCGCCCTGCCTACGGCGAGGAGGAGTTCGTCGCCATCCAGGACGACATCCTCCGCACGATCGCCGAGGCCGCCTACAACACCTCCGTCGACCTGGCGAAGGAGCGCGGTCCCTTCCCGCTCTTCGACCGGGACAAGTACCTCTACGGAAACGAGGAGGCCTTCGCCCAGAGGCGGCTTCCGGAGTGGCTCAAGGAGAAGATCTGGAAGCACGGCATCCGGAACAGCCACCTCCTCTCGATCGCCCCGGCTGGCACGATCTCCATCGTCGCGGACAACGTGAGCTCGGGCGTCGAGCCTGTGTTCCTCCACCGCTACGACCGGACGGTCATCACCCCTGCTGGGACCAAGGTCGAGACCGTCGAGGACTATGGCGTCCGGGTGTTCGGCATCGAGGGCAAGACGACCGAGCATGTCACCGTGGACGAGCACCTCGCCGTGCTGGCGAAGGCCGCCGAATGGGTTGACAGCGCCGTGTCGAAGACCGTCAACATCCCCGAGTCGTACGACTTCGAGGACTTCAAGAAGGTCTACCGCAAGGCCTACGATCTCGGGGCCAAGGGCTGCACGACCTTCCGCACTGGCGGGAAGCTCCAGGGCATCCTGCAGCCGACCAAGGAGGAGCCGAAGGAGGAGGCCGTCGAGGCCTGCTTCATCGACCCGGTGAGCGGCAAGCGCGAGTGCGCCTAGTTATGGATACCCACGGACGGCTGCT